TCCGAGGTTTTTCCATTGCGGCTACAAGTAAAACCCAAGTCCAAGGTCCGAGGCCTTTGGCCCGAGAATTTGTGCGCACTTTATTTTCATTTGGGGTTGGTGTAGTGTCGGCGTAACAACATAGGAACCGCGTTATGAACTTACATGAGATGGCTGACGAGATGGCGGAGCGTTATGGCTTGGACCCAGCTATTTTCCGCAAGCAGATTGAGACGGAGAGTGGTTTTCAGGAGTCGGCGGTTAGTCCGGTTGGTGCTCGTGGTTTGGGTCAGGTTATGCCTGCTACGGCTAGGGATCCAGGTTATGGTGTTACGCCGTTGCCTGCTGATTTGATCGAGGATCCGGAGGAGAACCTTCGTTTTGCTGCTGAGTACATGCGAGCGATGCTTGATAAGTACGACGGGGATTATAGTTTGGCTTTGTCTGCATATAATGCGGGAGCTGGCGCGGTTGACAAGGCTGGTGGAGTTCCGAACTTTGAGGAGACTCAGAACTATGTGTCCAAGATTCTTGGATCGAGTGGCGAGGGTCTTGGATCTTTGCCCGAGGCGGGTCGTCCTGAGACGGAGGGTGGTGTTGAGGCTGCGTTACGTTTGTTGTTGGAGTCGGATGGTGGCGAGGAGGCTGCGGGTCGGGATCGTACCAAGGCTGTTATGACGGGGTTATCGGCTCTTGGTCAGGCGTTTGATCGTCCGAAGGTTTCTCCTGTTAAGTCGTCGGCTACGGTTCAGCGCGGCAGTGGTGGAGATGCGTTGTCTCGGTTTGAGGGTCTGGCTAGTTTGCGTTCGAGATGATGGCACTTTATTTTCGTCTTGGTATCGGTTATGTTGTGTCAACAGTTTAAAGGGACGATGTCATGGGTTTTTGGTCAAATACTTTTGGGGGCGGGAACAGCTTTTCTCAGTCTGTCGATAACGTAAGAACGCCGAACGACGGTAATACATACGTGGGTGGTCAGAGTACCAGCAGCAGTAGCGGCGCGGTACGTCCGAAGGCTCGCCCTGCTAACTTCGCCGCTACGGTGGCGGTACAGAAATCTCCGGAGGCTCAAGATAATACAGCGGCGCTAGTAAAAAGGGCGGCTGACCAAGACGCGGCTGCGAGAGCGAAAAAGGCGTCGGCGGAGCAGGAACGGCTCCGAAGGGCAGCGGCTGTGAGCGCGGCAGCGGAAGCGGCGGAAGCTGAAACGCAGCGGCTTGCACGAGACGCGGAAGCTCAACGGATACAGAAGGTAGAGGCGGCGGCTCAATCTCGACGTGAAGCGGCCCTAAAGGACTTGCAGGCTCGTTCAAAGGCCAGCTTGGCCATTGACGACGCTCGGTTCGGCCCTGTGAATCAAAGAACTCCGGCAACTAACGCCGCGGCCAGATCTCAGAAAAACTCTTCGTATGAGAGTTTTATGAACCGTATGACCCCTAAAGACGGGAAAGAGTATATCGGTGGGCAGTTGTACGACACCCAACCCGAGGAGCTTTATAGCTACCAACCTGACACCTCTGGCGCACTCGGTATTTTTGGCCGCGGGTTTAACGCTCTGAGTGGATCTCGTGCAGGTGACCCGATCGTAGGCGAGGTTGAAGGCAAGAGTATTTATCAGCGGTCTGACGGCAGTACATACTCCGTGAATCGTCTCGGGTTGACGTATGACACTGTTAGCGCGGATTCTGTTGAAGCGAAGGCGATGAGCGCGGAGCAAAAACAGGCGATGGAGGGTTCGTTACGTGACGCTTCGAGTGGCCAGAACTATACTGTTCCGGCTGGCGGCGAGATTGCGGGAATGGTTACCGATGTGCTCGGAATGGCGGATCCGTGCCCAGAAGGTTACACCATGGATCCTGTGGCTAAGATCTGCGTGATTTCTTCGTTTGATTCTACCCCGTTTCCTGATCAACCTGTTGCACAGCCCTTCAGCCCGCAGGCGTTATCGCAGTATTCGAGTGTTAGTCCGATGTCTTTACCGACATTAAACCCTGTACAACAGGCTCCTTTCACTGTACCAACACCTACGGTGCAACCAATTACAGTTGCACAACAAGGCCTAGCGTCTTTACCATTTAGAAGTAGCTGATGAATCTAGAAGCTCTCCCTGAGGAAGCATTAAAAGAAATCTTGGCCTTGACCGAGGCCAAGAAACGGCTTGAGTTGCGAGAAGAAGCGACCGAAAAGTTCATGCCGTTTGCCCACCACGTCTATGAGAACTTCATTGAGGGCCAGCATCACCGCGTTATTGCTGAAAAACTTGAGCGTGTTGCACGAGGAGAGATCAAGCGGTTGATCATCAACATGCCTCCTCGGCACTCGAAGTCAGAATTTGCAAGTTTCTTGATGCCAGCGTGGTTTTTGGGCCGCAATCCGAAGCTCAAGATTATTCAGGCCACGCACAACACTGAGTTGGCGGTACGATTTGGCCGTAAGGTAAGGGATTTAATTGATGACCCAGCGTACAAAGAGATTTTCCCTGAAACGAATCTCAAGGAAGACAACAAAGGTGCGGGTAAGTGGGGCACTACAGCGGGTGCGGAGTACTTTGCTGCGGGTGTTGGGGCTGCGATTACTGGCCGTGGCGCGGACTTGCTTATCATTGACGACCCTCACTCGGAACAAGATGCGTTAAGCGAGAATGCTTTTGATAATGCCTACGAGTGGTACACTTCTGGCCCTCGTCAGCGTCTTCAGCCGGGTGGTTCGATCATTTTGGTCATGACCCGTTGGGGCAAGAAGGACTTGACAGGCCGTTTGTTGGCTGCACAGGGCCAAGATGTGATGTCTGATCAGTGGGAGGTTGTGGAGTTTCCTGCGATCCTGCCGAGTGACAAGCCGTTATGGCCTGAGTTCTGGGAAAAAGACGCGCTTCTGTCGATCAAAGCGTCCTTGCCTGTTGGTAAGTGGAACGCGCAGTGGCAGCAGACACCGACGTCTTCTGAGTCCGCGATCATCAAACGTGAGTGGTGGTTGGACTGGGACAAGGAGAAGATCCCGCCTTTGAGCTACATTGTTCAATCGTATGACACGGCGTTTTCTAAAAAGCAGAGTGCCGACTACTCTGCGATTACGACGTGGGGGATATTTAAGCCCGAGGAGGGTGGAGCGGACCACGTTGTTCTATTGGACGCGAGGCGAGGGCGGTGGAATTTCCCTGAACTCAAAGAGGTTGCGTACGAGGAACACGAGTATTGGGAGCCGGACATGGTTCTGGTGGAGGCAAAAGCCACGGGTACTCCGCTCATTGACGAACTACGTCTCCGAGGTATACCTGCATTGGGCTTCTCACCGGGCAAAGGAACTGATAAGGTCAGCCGCATGCACATGGTTGCCCCTTTGTTTGAGGCCAATATGGTCTGGGCACCGATGCACGAGAAATTTGCGGATGAGGTCATCGAGGAAGTAGTTTCATTTCCTAATGGCGAAAACGATGACTTCTGTGATAGTATGACTTTAGCACTCATGCGCTTTAGACAGGGAGGGTTTATCTCTCTGAAGGGCGAAGAGGAAGAAGAACTAGAATGGCGACCTAAGAAACGGGAGTACTACTGATGGCAGACAGACCTAGAACCCGCAAGACTGATCGGTCAATCGTAGACCAAGGTGGGACCACCCCTATTCGAGCCCTGACCGCGGTTGTGTTAAATCGCAGAGCGAAGAAAGCGGATAAGAAATACCAAGCTGCCCAGAAGAAAAGTGGCAGAACGGTAAACGGCGGTGGCCGTTCGAATGTACTACCTGCGTTCAAAGGAACTTTCTAATGGCATTACCACCAAACATGGTCGCATCGGGGCTAGACCTTGACGACACCGCAGGCCTTCCAGAACTAGAGATGGATGTTCCTTCCCCTGAAATGTTCGAAGGCGGAGCAGAAGTCATTGACGACGGTCAGGGCGGAGCGATTGTTCAGGCTATGGGCATGGCTGAAGAGATGGACCAAGCGGATTTGATTCCGTTTGACGCCAACTTGGCTGAGTTCTTGGAAGACGATACACTGGGAGAGCTCTCTAGTGAGCTACGCAGTATGTACGAGGAGGACCTCGAGTCCCGCTCTGAGTGGGAAACGGCTTACGTCAACGGGTTAGACCTGCTTGGCCTAAAGACCGAGGACCGTTCTACACCGTTTGAAGGCGCTTCTGGCATTACGCACCCGCTTGTTGCGGAGAGTGTGACCCAGTTCCAAGCCCAAGCGTACAAAGAGCTACTGCCATCGGGTGGTCCAGTTCGCACCGCGGTCCTGGGTTTGAAAGACGCGGCCCGCGAGGAGCAGGCTACTCGTGTCAAGGACTTTATGAACTACCAGCTTATGGAAGTTATGGAAGAATACGATCCGGACATGGATCAGATGTTGTTCTATTTACCGTTGTCTGGTTCTACGTTCAAGAAAGTGTACTTCGATCCAACGAGACAGCGGGCGGTATCTAAGTTTATCCCTGCGCAGGATTTGGTTGTACCTTATTCAGCCAGTGATTTGCAGACTGCTAGTCGTGTTACGCATGTTCTACGCATGGACGTCAACGAAGTTGCCAAGATGCAGTATGCTGGGGTTTACCGCGACGTAGACCTGTCTGGTTCAGACGATGTGGAAGAGAACCCTGTTCGTCAGAAGGTTAATGAGCTTGAAGGCTTGTCCAAGAACTACAGCGAAGATGTGCTGACTGTTCTGGAGTTCCACGCTGCACTGGATATCGAGGGTTTTGAGGACATTGATCCGGCAACGGGCGATCCTACGGGCATCAACCTGCCGTACATTGTTACTCTGGATCATTCCTCTGGTCAGGTTTTGGCTATTCGCCGCAACTACGATGAGGACGATATCCTGAAGCGCAAGCGTCAGTACTTCGTTCACTATAAGTTTATGCCGGGCCTAGGCTTCTACGGCTTTGGTTTGATCCACATGATTGGTGGACTTGGCCGCGCGGCTACAAGCCTGCTTCGCCAGTTGATCGACGCTGGTACTCTGTCCAACCTTCCTGCTGGATTTAAGGCCCGTGGAGTGCGTGTACGCAACTCTGATGAGCCACTACAGCCCGGAGAGTGGAGAGACATCGACGCGCCAGGTGGAAGCATTAGAGACGCTATCGTACCGCTGCCATACA